TACAAGCTCACAAACCCGTCTGTAAGGGGTTTTTGAATGTTAGCAACACTCTTAACTAGGATTGGATCCTCAATGGCATCAACGAAGAATTTGCTGTCCGTGGATAGTCCACTAGTTAAAAACTCTCTTCTTCCAACAACGCTAGAGAGGTTTTGAGATTGTGCCTTTGTGTCATACAATTCAAATTCATTGTTATCAATTCGACGAATGAAATATGTCGTTCCAGCCACAAGACCATCTGGCAGAACATCACCTGAGTTGGCTCGCACAGTTACGGATTGACCAGTTGTGTATAGCGAAGCGTCAGCCACAATGCTTGTGGATGGAGATACATTTAAAGTGCGCTGAATGTCTAGTGCCAATTGACCAGTGCCGGGGGTCGTGATAGGAACCAATACTCCACCAGAGTACACATTAACACTATCTCCAACAACCCTTACTTGGTAATCAGTTGAAGCAACAAGCGGGACTGGCAACACTCCACTAGTAGAAAATTTAACAGTCTCATTTTCCTGCAAAAACTGCACATTCGATGGTTGAATCAGGTTGTTGTACGGCAATGGAGAGACAGAGAATCTCTTCGCATAGTACGCTTGACCAGTTCCGAATGAAACTACGTTAATTAACCCAGTTGTTCCACCAGCGGTTGCATCTCCTGATGATGTATATGCTGTAGCAACAGACGTTGAAAATACATTCAAATATGCTGGTGTTGAACCATTGTCAATTGCGGGACTAGTTGTTGGAAGCAAATAGTCAGCACCCCAATAAATCGTAGATGGTGTGGTTAGGTTTGTGAAATCACCTAGCCATTTATTTGTAAACGAAACACCAAATGCACGGGATAAAACAACATAGAATGTTCCAGTAGCCGATGAGGTGATATTTACATCGCTAAAATCAGAGTTTTTAACTGTGAATGTTCCAGTTGATCCGTTCAATGGAGTTTCTGCGCGATATGCTGTGCCAGATACAAGTGGAGAAGGAAGTGTTCCTGTCGCAGAAAACTGCACAAACACACCAGTTGATGGGGTAATAACCACATTTGGAATGGACGTGTATTCAGTTCCAGATGTTATTAAATTAATTGCAATAACTTCTCCAGAAAATGCTGTAATAGTTCCAGTTGCTGGTGTTGTTAATGAATTTGATACAGTATATGTAAATGTTGTTGCTGTATTATCCTCAATGGATGACACAATGGTTCCAACGGCAGGGGTTGGAAGAGTTGATAGAACATTTATTGTAAATGTTGTAGGCCCAGTAACAATTACATTGTAATTTGCATTATATCCAGCAGATGTTCCAGTTGCTCCAGAAATAGTAACAAGATCACCTGTATTATAATCATGCGCTGCTGAAGTTGTTGCTGTAGCAATAGTACCAACGCGAGTAAGGCTAGATACAGATTTATTTATTCTTGGAACAGTAACTGATACATCTCCATTATATCCAATTGGCAAAGCACCAGAAATTTTAACAGTTTGATTTGTACTAAAACCATGTGCTGTTGTAGTTGTTACTGTTGCATCAGTACCAGAACGAGTTATTGAAGATACTGAAAGATTATCAATATTTACAGTTGCTGTTGCCGTAGCACCAGATCCACCACCACCAGTAATTTGAATTTGTGGTGATTCTTGGTAGTTAAATCCACCTGAAATCTTGGTAAATCCAGAAACAAAAGATGTGGTAATTGTTGCTGTTGCTGCTGCTGTTCCAGAATCAAATGAAATAGCAGGTGCTGTTGCGTATCCAAATCCACCATCAGTTATAACAATTGCAGTAATAGCAGCTCCTGCCAATAATGCGTATCCTGTTGCAGTTCTGGTTTGAATATTGCTTCCAGCAGGTGGGTCTTGTGGATCTGAAAAGATAACATTTGGAGCAACTGCATAGCTTCCAGTTGCGGTTACACGAACGCTAGTTACAGAACCAATAACAATCGCTTGAAATTGCGCTCCAGCACCAGATGGAGTTGATAGAGCAAGTCCGCTTGCGGTTATTTGACTTTCTGTTCCTGTCCTCGATGCTGCTTGAATCAGTTTAACAAGAGAAACTGTGCCTGATCCAGCAGATGTTAGCTTGATTGGATTTACAAAATTAGTTGGTGAGGATGAAAGCGCATCAGCTTGTGTAGTGTGAATCGATACAGATTTAGTATCTACAATGTTCACAAAATAATTTTGGTTTGCAATTAAAGGTTGTGGAAGCGTTCCACCAGAAGTGAATACCTGAACTTGATCACCTTGAGTTAGTAGGTGATTTACGCTAAATGTTAGCTTTGTCTCTGGAACAATCTCTTTTCGGATATCAACATTTATTGGATTTGTTGATCCAGTAGTGTGGATTTCGTTAACATTTGCTTGCGCGTCCGAAATAGAATTAAAAACCTGAAGATGTGTGGAGTCTAAAAGATTACCAAAGTATGTAACTCCAGAACGCAATCCAATGGGCAATGTTTGACCAGATGGAAATGTGATTGGATTTGCCGTTGTAATCTCAATAGTAGGAGCAGATGCGAATTGAAGAGCAGTCACGACAAATGAAGTCCTAGAATCTAGGAATTTCAATGGCCCTGCTCCTACTATACTTTGGAGGGAGATTGGGTAGTTTCCAGCCTGTGCGTTGAGAGAATCGTTATAAATTTGAATGGTCAATGCATCCAATACACCAATGTAATAGACCTGACCATTTGAAAGTGGAACTGGGATAGTGCCAGAAATCGCAGTAATAGCCATTCCCTGACCAGAATCAAGCGTGTGAGGGGTTGCGGACGTAAACTTGCTAATCGGGGTTATAGTGACCTCACGGGTGCGAATAGTGGCATCGTCAGGAGCAATTGTTCCGTAAGCGAAGTCAGATTGAGAATGGATTGGGATTAGCAGTCCATCAACACCAGTTCCATCTTTGAGTTGGCTACGCAAATCTCGGTTGTTGGAATCTGTTCCAGTAACGCGAATGATCTTACCAACGTCATTTTCGCTCTCGGCAATGGCAACCAACTGCGAAGGCTGAACAATCTGCATGAGAGTAGCCACATAGCCTCGATCATCCCATGCCCAATCTACAGTGTTGAATTTACCACCTTTATTTACATGGTATTGGAATAGACGATTTCTGAAGTAGACTGGGGAACCATCTACATTGATTGCAAGCGGAACGTCTATTCCACGGGGAAGAGCAACTGTACAACCATCCCAACCAGTGCAAACATCAACGTCCGCAGTGGATTGCATCCAATGCCCAGACTCCATAAGCGTCTGGACAGCTTGCGTGATTTTGCGGTAAACTCTTTTCTCGTCAGTAGTTCCTAAAATCTCCGCACATTCCTCAAAGATTTGATCGACAAACATGACGATAAATTAGCGCATGGATCCCTCGGATGCAATAGAATTCAGAAAATCTTCTTCACTAGCCATTGCCGCTCCTTCAGCAGCAGGCGCTTTACCTTCTAGCGATTCAGTTGCCGCTTTTTGACCTTCCACTTCAGCGGCAAGAGCATCAATCGCTCCAGCAAGTTGCATTGCAATGCTATGCAACTCATCAAACTTTGATTTGCTTACTGAAATGTTAACTGAACCCTCTTCTGCCATTGGAGAAGGAATTCCGCTCATATCTTCAGGGAGATCCATTCCCATTGCAGGTTCGGGCATTTCTGCCTCAGTTGGTGATTTTGCCATATAAATTAATCCTCTTCTTCTTCTCCACCGATTTCAATCTCGATTTTGGTTTTTGGTTTCTTTTCAGATTCTGCCTCCTCTAGACCCGAATCAATTGCTTCCTCGTCATCCATCTGATCGTCCATTTCCATTTCGGAAGATCCATTGGATTTAATACCACAGATGCAAAGCTCAACGCAATGACGTTTGGTTTCTTTTCCATCACGCATGGTGGTCTCATCCTTCTCCATAGTCTTCTTGAAGTAGATGGTAGCAGTGCCCTCTTTAGGAAGGTTTTTAAGCCCCTCTGCGTTCTCAAAATAGAGTGATGGGTAATGGTAGTCGCTTTTAGGCTTTTCCATTTCCTCCATTGACATTGGCTTAACTTCCTCACCTAGATCCGTAAATCCAGATGGGAGATCGTATTTTTCTTTTGTGTATGGCATATTATTCAAGTGGTTCACACAACAACGGAAAGTTCGTGTCGCATGGTGGGCAAGGTGTGCAGTAGCTCATAGGTAATTATTATTTCGCAGTCCAGCCTGTATTTCCAGAACCGCTTGTTTTAATATAAAGCGTTGTTGATGTTGATCCTGTTGTATCTGTATAAATACTTCCAATTGGAGCTTCAATAACATTCTCTGGAGAACCTATTCCGGAAGCAATCACAGAACCATTAGATAAAATAATATGCCCAGCGTTGCTCACAGTCATCTGGTCAACGCCTCCTACCCCGATGATTGCCTGTGTTCCGTCTACTGATGCTTTAATGTTTGCGCTCATACTTGTGGATGATTTTCTGCTTTTTCTCTACGCTCGTCGAATTTAAACGCCTGCTGTTCTTTGATTTGTTGGTTAATGTGGGAAATCAATGGTGCAGACATACGATATGGTAGTTCTACTAATGCTGCGCTCAATACCTGTAACTGCTGTTCGTTGAATTCAATTTTCATATTATTATATATTTGCTAAAATAAACATTGTAAGCTCGTTGTATCGCACACCATAAGAATTTCCAGCAAGTCTTCCTTTAATTAGGCGATGATTGCCTGTGTTCCGTCTACTGATGCTTTAATGTTTGCGCTCATGTTTTTAAATTGCTGAAATGATAAATGCTAATAGTTCTTCATAACGTAGTCCATAACGATTTCCTGAGGGACGATATTCTTGAATAGTTTCGTCTTTTTCATTTTTAATTTCTTGTCTTTCTTCCCATTCGTCATAGCAATAAAATCCATATTTGTTAGGATCAAGATTATGCGATTTTATTATATCACCAACTTGTTGTGCTGATGCGCCAAAATGAATCCGTGCATTTTCACCCTTTTTTTCAATAGCTGAATTAAATTTAAACTTGCGAAGATTTTGTTTTATTTCAAGTGCGGCTAATTTTTCAGCATTTTCAATACTCAAAAATGTTTTTTCACGCTCATCAGAAGTATTGATGGTTGCATTTGCAGCATATACTTCAGTCCATCTATGAGCTGGCCCTCCCAATAAATAAGTATTATCATCCAATGGTCTTACTTGTCCAAATTCAGCTACAAAAGCAGTAGTAAAAAATCTTGCTCTTGTAGTTGATCCATTATTTATATTTAATGTTGTTGTAGCTGGTGAATAAAATTGTTTTATTGATCCTGTTGCTTCAAATGCAATTGATTGATCTGCTCCGATTCTTATAGCATTACTACCAATTGTAGATGTTGTTGTATCAAATCCAACTGTATGAGTTCCATTTAAATAAATTCCAAATGTATTATTTCCATTTCCTTGAAATGCAGCATAAGATGCGCTTTGTGCAAGAAAATCAGCAGTAACACAACCAAGTGCTTGAAATCCAAAATCCCAAGTTCCATTTGATATAGAAAGACCTTGTGGGGCAATCCTTACACCAACTCTTGCTTGACAAGTTGTCCCTCCAGAAACTCCTTTGCCAACAACAACATCAATTCCAACTCTATTATTATTTACATCTGCTCCATTTGCAAACACATCAACTTCAATTCCAACAGTTCCAGATTTTCCAGTTCCATCAGTATTGGTTTTGTCGCTTGCTTCAAAAACGCCACCCCAAATTGGGCCAATATTTGCAACACGATTACCTTGACCATATATTGCAACATTTTCTCCAGCATCTGCTGAATTGTTTAAAATAGAAACAATTCCCCATACAAAATCTGTAACATCTTTACTAACAGTAGTATGTACATTTTGAACTGAAGAAACATTTCCGGGAGTTCCACCAGAATAATTAAATGCTTTATTTAATTGAAATTCTGTATATTCACTTGGAGTTGCGGTTGTTTTTGTCATCAACCTTCTATTCGCAAATGCTTGTTCAACATGACCAATTAAACTTATTGGATTTGTTCCAGTTGAATTTAATGCTTCATTGCATATCCAAAAATAATCACTTTCATTTGTAATTGTTGATTTTAGATAATTTCCAGATGGAACAAATATTGGATTACCTGTTCCAGCAACATTTGCAGCAGCTTGAAACGCAGCAGTGCAATCAACAACTCCAGTAGGATCAGCACCAAAATCCAATACATTGACCACATCCGCAAACCGATTTGCCAATGTCCTTGACGTAGTCGATCCAGTTGATGTAATCGGAGCAATTACGTTTTGTGTTGCTTTTGTGAGTGCCATAATATTATGTTTTCTGTTTTATCTTGTTTGTTTTTTAAGCTATTGATAGTGATACTATTGTTATTTCTGATCCAGATGGGATCGGTGTTGAAAAAGTTAAAGTCCTTGGGATAATATTGTCAATTGTGTAATTTGTTGATTTTTGGTAAATGCCATCTACATGAACCAAGTATGCTGCTGATAAAATACTTAATCCTCCAGCAATTGCAAATACTGTTTGAATACCATCTCCTGTATATGCCCATGCGTTACCAAAGTTTGTTGGAGGCAGGATTCCAGTGGCTCCTGTGCTTCCGATACCCGTGGCTCCTGTGGCCCCACCCGGTGTTCCCTGTGGCCCAGTGCTTCCAGTCGCGCCCAATCCACCATCACCAGTAATTCCGATCATCCAATCAGCGAAATTTCCGCTTCCTTGGACTGTATCTACCTGCAATTTGACCCAAGAATTATTTACTTCAATAACAATTCCCTCAACCCAATCCCAAGGATATGCAGAATTGGCAACTGCACGGAGTCGAGATCCGTATGTCCACCCAATAGGGGCAGTTGGGCTAAAGTAAAATTGCTTGTATCCAAGCGTGATATCATGTGCAGTAAAACTTTGACGAACAATTACTGGGGAAATGCCAGATGCACCATCAACTCCGTTTATTCCAGACGAACCAGTGCTACCCTGCAAGCCGATTCCAGTTGAACCGATTGGCCCAACAATGCTAACAATAACAATTTGTGTTCCACTTGGAACGGCAGATGACATTGTAAGAGTGTATGGAGAACCAGAATTAATCGTATAATTATTGGGATCTTGAGTGATACCATCTAAAGCAACCAAATAAGCTGTCTCTAAAAGACTTGTTGCTCCAGAAATTTGAAAAATAGTTTGTGAGCCATTTCCTGTGTATGCCCAACGCTGACCACCTCCAGCAGCGGTTCCAGAGATGCCTTGAGGCCCAGTGGCCCCCGTGGCCCCACCCGGTGTTCCTTGCAACCCAGTGGCTCCTTGAACACCAGTGCTTCCAGTGCTTCCAGTTACGCTCAAACCAGTCGCTCCAACAACACCACTTGCTCCAGTCAAACCTGTGGAACCAGTGCTTCCAGTTACGCTCAAACCACTTGCACCAATCAATCCCGTGGCCCCAGTCGCTCCTGCTCTGCTAGAAAGTTCTACAATAGTTAAAAAAGATCCTCCAGAAAGAGGAGCGTTTAGTGTTAATACTCTTGGAAGCGTAGTAGAAATTGTATAATTTATCGGGTCAATAACTGACCCGTTAATATAAGCAATATATCCAACTCGATTCGGTTGATAAGCCCCCGGCAATGTGAATGTTGTTTGTCCACTTCCAGAAAATCCCCAGCGCAAAAATTCTCCACCAGACAAATATTCATCAAATAGTCGAAGAAGATAACAAAGCAATCCTTCTCCCTCTTCTCTTGGAATACTATCTGCTTCAGCAGTATTATTCGGATCACATGGGATGTCCCAAACAACACGTCCATTTACAACACTTTTGTCGATTGTGCCATATAGTGCATAAACTAAATTGCTAATCAACGAAGGAACGCTTTCACTAGAAATTTGGGGATATGGAATATCTTGCCTACAGACATTACTATTTGAATCGTTGCAACATGACATAATTTTAGAATTTTAGTTGTTGTTTTACTTAATGCAAGTTTTTTTATTGGGTTTTTTGTCTAAAAAATAATAATGAGGCACTGGCTTCATTGTTCCATTCATGTCTGGAATATAAAATGTCTTTTTTTCAATCAATCCAAGTTCAATACCTTTTGAAATCCTAGTCCAACAGATTGTTTTTTTGACATTCCACATTTTGCCCAATTGATCTCTTGAGTGCCAGTCATTTGGTGGTGGATCAGTGCATTTATTGCTTGCATTAAGAAGAATTTTAAGAAAATCATTTGGGGTCATGGCAATCTCCACATCTGTCCTTGTTCCCGTGACGTAATGTGGAGCGAAGACTGATTTAGTTCCTCGCAGTACTCACCCCATAGGAATCCATTCGTCCATGCAAGCGTTGCCCTGCGTGTTTTTGCATACTCCATTGAGGATCTTTTAGTTAAAGACCCAATATTATATCCAGTTCCACCAACAAGATTTCGTCCAGACTGCATTGCAACTTTGTGCGTATGCCCAAACACAACCTTCCTCCTAGTTCCATTGCAGAACGCTTCAGCGGTGTCTCTAGCAGCCATTTCGTTATAAAGAACACCATGCTGGAATCCAATGTCAGCGAGGTTGTACATCTGGAATACACCATCCCACGGAAGTAGTGGTGCTCGGAGTTTCTTGCAGCAATCTTCAATAGCTTCTACAATCTTGTATGCCGCATGAGCCACAACTGCATTGTTGCTAGATTGGAGTCTCCACGCTCGATCTTCATGGTTTCCACAAAGAACTACATTAGCACCTAGCATTTTGAGGTGCATTAGCCCAGTATCAATGTCTGGAATGAGCGGTTCAGCCTCACTGGATCCTTTTGCACCAGACATTAGACTTGTTAAATCCACAAAATCACCTAGATGAATGGTTGTATGAGGTTTAAATTCACGTTTGAATTTTAAAACATGATCTAGTGATTCTTTGTCGCAATATTTCGCGTGTGAGCAACTAACTGCTAGGACTTTCTTCCACTTGTGTGTGATATTTGCCATTATTTTGATGTGGATGGATGTATGCGAATAAGATCTTTTATAAGTGATTTTTTACGAATCTTTTTCCACACTCCATCTCCTGACTCTGAGTCACGCAATCCCTTTTGACCTGTATTCCCTTCGATGGTCACGATATGACTCATAGAATCTTCAAGAACAATTCCAACGTGCGAAAAATCAAATGTAACGATGTCTCCAACAACTGCTCTATCTTTTTCATTGTAAATGCTAGTGGTGTTTGGCCTTTGCTTTGCCCATGCTGTTAGACCATATGCCAGTGCTGTTGTTGGTCTCCATTGGTCAGCAGTGCGGTTTTTAAGACCTAACCATGCCACAACACCATCATCCTTTAACCATTCACGAATTGACCAATCTACGAACGCTGCGCACCAAGGCCAAGCAGCGGGATCAAGTTCCGTTGCAGACTGGTATTCGCGGATGCGCTTGCCACAATTGTTAGCACCAATTTCTCGCACTCCAACTTCACGAAGTGCGATATCGGTTAACTTATGAAGCATTATTTCTTTTCTTTTCGGAACACGTTAATTGCTCCTACAACTGCCATCGATGCTGCCGCAATAGCATTAGCTTGTTCTGGAGCAACGGCAATACCAAGTCCACCAAGAAGAAAAATCGCACCACGATAGGTTGACGATTCCGAAAGACGAGCCAAGATGTAATCTACAATTTTCATTTATCTTTATATAGTTTGGGTTGTGGTATGAGTGGATTAAACCAATCAATATCGGGTTGTGTTGCTGGGAGGTACTGAAATTTAAGTGAAATTTTAATGTATCCTAACTCACCAACTTTATCTCCTGCTGGTGGAATTGGAACTGACACGCATCCAGTTAAGAATGACGCTCCGAATAGAATAAATGATATTACTATTATTACAAGAGCAAATTTTTTTGGTTTCATTTTGAAATCTGCTTTACCATATAGATGCAAGTCAAAACACCTGCAATAATAGAGATAATTCCACCAGCAACTCTAATTGACGCTTCTATTTCTGGCAACATACTTACAATGAATCCTGTGGTCGATATGATCGTGCCTAATACTCCGTGACTGGTGGCGTTGTCGTTCATACTTCGATTGGGTTGATTACTACTCCTACGGGAGTTGCTAACTTTAGTCCTACGTCCAACGATTTGTTGATACGCTCGATGCTCATAGTTCAACCTCAGTTTCAACCTCAGTTTCAACCTCAGTTTCAACCTCAGTTTCAACCTCAGTTTCA